CCCCCCCCCGTCGGAGGGACCCGCACTTGGTGTAGGTCAGCGCCCGCGAGCTGCTGAGTCAAGAACGCGTTGAAATCCTTTGATGAACTGCTCGTTGATGCGTTGGGCCACGTCATCGCGGAGCTGTGGGCCGATGTTGGACTGACCTAAGAAGATGGATCCGATGGACGGGCCATAGACGCCATAGAAGCGACCTGATGAGTCCTTGCGCAGCACCAGGCTGTTGCTGTTGAGACCTTGAGCGAGGAAGGCGCCGGTGAATGGTTGACGGCCATTGGCCTTGATGAGATTGGCGGTTAGGGGCCGGCCGGGTTTGCGTGGCTTGCCCCAGCCCATGCCACGGCCTAGGCCAGGTTGGGGTGAGCGACGGCCTGGGTTGGGTCTGAACTGTGTGAGGGTTGGTGAACGACGACTGAAGCGGATAGAAGCGGACTGGCCTTGTTCTTCAAAGCGAATACCACTGATGTCTTTCTTGACGCGTGAGGATGCGATGTTGTATGTAGAGGAGATGCCTTTGGCTACGGCAGGTGGTACGGCTTTAGATGCGTAGGAGATGCCACCACGCATTGCCTTGGTGTAGAGCTTTGGGTCAAGAGCGAGTTGCAGGCGTTTGAGCTCTGCAATACCAGAGACAGTGATTGATATGGATGCCATGGCTTAGCGCTCCAAGAGCTGCTCAAGTTCAGCGCGTTGATGTTCAAGGTCGGAGGGTAAGAACCATTCGCAGCAGTGTTCACCATCTGCAGCGGTGATGTGGATGGTGCCGATGGTGGACCAGGAGGCGACCCAGTTGAGCATGAGCTCCTGCCACCAGGGGAGCCAGGGATTTTGGCGATCGAGGAGCCAGGAGATGGTGGCGAGACGCTTCATGGCGCGGTGGCCGCTGTGATCAGGGTATGGGTGCCCCGCTGGGTGAGAGCGGGGCGTGGGGGTGAGGTCAGGTGGTGGGCAGGAGATGCAGCTGGAAGGAGGGTTGAGATTGGGTACGAGGGCCGTGAGCGATGTCGAGCATGAGAGCTGCGCCGACGTGGCGTTCAACGGCTTCAGCCCATAGCCAGCTGGCTTGGCGTTGGCTGCGTGCGACGACGTGGATACCTGGGGTGAGGGTGGGTGCAGCGGGGGCTGTGGAGTAGCTCCCGGTGCGTCGAATAGCGGGCAGGACTTCATGGGTGACCCAGCGCTTGAAGGCCTTGGCCTCGGGTTTACGGCTGCCGAGGATGAGGGAGTAGAGGCCGGGCTCGTTGACGGTGGTCATGGACTGCTGGCCACCAGGGGTTGGGATAGAGCTGACGCCCTTCTCGTCATCGTCGAGGCGATCAAGGGCCATCCAGGTATTGCCAAGATCAAGCGCATCGCACACGTCGGCTGCCACGAACCAGGTCACGCCGTGCTCGTCGGTGGTCACTCGCACTTGATGGCCTTGGTAGGCAAAAGGCGCGAGAGCGGCCACCTCCTGATGCTCCCTCCAGGCGGCGGGCAGGTCGTCGTCAGCGAATACAACGGGCTGCACTACAGCCGGGGGGATCAACACACCGTGATCGGCTTCAGGAGCGCCGCGACGGCGGCGCTGGAATGCGCGCATGGAGCAACGGGTGCTGCACCACTTGGCAGTTGCGTTGAACGCGATGAAGGGCGTGCCGCAGCAGCGGCAAACGCGATCAAAGGATCGGGTCACTTCAATTCAGTCGAGGAACTATCCAGCACTGCTGCCGGACCCCTTCAGCATAAGCACAGCAAGGTGCAGCGTGTCAAGAGCCAAAGGATCGGATTTCAATTCCGACCCTTTGCAATGGGTGTAACGCAGGGGTGTCAGTTCAACTGACACCCTTTGCCAAGCGCCAGATGCAGGAAAGGGCCAGCCGAAGCCAGCCCTCTCCCTACCAGGCCTCCAGTGCGGTTCCAGGTGGCACTCCTCGGGGCACCACCACCGCGTCCATCCTTGCGGGTAGGACCGACCCGGCAGGGCCAGCCTAGAGGCCCTGTGGCTTAACCCTAGCAATGCGGATGTGAAAGCGCACCGGGGCAGTGCAGGGGCGCATGGTGCAGGCTGCTCCACCAGGGCTGAGCCATTGCGGTGGCTGACATCAGGCCTTGTGGCCCTTGGTCACGTAGAAGGCGTCTTCGGCCTGATGGACGTGGAAGTGCCAGCCAATGCGCCTTGTGGCTCGATGGGCACGAACACGGATGGCATTGGCCGCCGTGGCGATGTCATGCCCTGCAAGGTCCGCAAAGGGGATGCGAATGGACTGCCAGGCATCCAGTGAGTCAAAGGGCAGATCCGGCAGCCGCGTCTTGGTTTTGGCGATCAGAGCAGCCGCTTCTTGGGGGATCTCACCAGTGCTGAGAATCTCAATGGCCATTGAAATCTTGCAACTGGTAAGAGGTTAGAAGCAAGATCCGGCCAGGCAAGTCATTACGCCACCGTAATGGACCGTAATGCCGAGATCCCTGTCCGTGACTGGCCTATAACGAAATAACACCTATTACAAGAATAAGATAGATAGTAGAGAGAGCTCTCTCAGAACGTCATGAGCTCTCTACGCGTCTCGTATATGTCTGTCTTGGAGGCGTTATGGCGTTATGACCGTAATGAGCGCAGCAGATCCACTGCGCCGCAAGCGATCTGCTCATTACAAGGCCGGTAATTTTCGGCCCAAATCGCATTACGCGGCCAGGTCGTCGGCCGGAATTGGTATCACCGTGGACCGTTTCGCGCCGATGCCGGCGAAGTGGGTCGGTTTGGCCGGTGTGAGTGCTCCGCTGATGCGTCGTAATGCCGAGCGGTGGGCGCCATTGCCCCATGGGGTGCTCCTGAGCAGCGTGTCAAGCTGCGCATTGCCATTGGCGACCGCCAGGAAGTGACCTGCTGCCTGCTCACCATCGGGGAGCTTCTGGCCGTCGCGGAACACCTTCAGGCCATAGCGGCCAAGGATCGGCACCAGCTGATCCCAAAGGGTCGCGCCCAGCGACTGCTGTGTGGCGACGGACTGCACCATCTCGCCCAGCGAGGCGTCTAGGCCACCGCCATAGCGCACGATCTGCTGCAGGATCGTGTCGCGGCATTTGAGCTCATCAGCGTCGCTGGCATCGTGCTGCTGATGGTCCCAGTTCATCGAGGCGATCCACTGGTCTGCGTCTTCGATGCTGAGCACGCCACCGCCGTTGGCTTCGAGGCTCCAGGCGCCGGCCAGCAGGGTGCCGTGCTGATCACCAAAGCGCTGGCCGAAACGCCGGCCAAGGGCCTGTGCGAGGGTGCGAGCGTTCTGTGCGATGGTCGGCAGCTGCGACAGGGTGCGAGCGATCAGGGCGCGGCCGTTGTCAACGGTGGCGACGGCGAGGATCTGCCGCTCGAAGTCCAGCCACTCGTTCTTGTCCATTGGCTGCTTCCGCAGGCCCAGGACGCAGAAGCGGTCAATGTCGGCCTTGTTGATCAGGGAGACGTTGATGGAGGAGACGCAGAACATGCTGCGGATCTCGTAGCCATTGGCGCCGCCTGTGGGTAGGCCCTTGTAGATCTTTCCGCCTTCTGATGAGGCGATGCGTGCCAGCTGGAGCACGTTCTGCACCACGGCCTTGTCTTTGGCTTCGTTCTGCTCGAACTCGTCGAAGACGACGGGTATGGCGTCGGACTTGAGGATGCCCCGCAGACCAGGCTCTGTGGTGCCACCGGTAGCGGTCTGGAGCACGCCGCCCATGAGCGGCCGCATGAAGGTCTTGAGGATGGTGGTCTTGCCGGTGCCAGCGCCACCTGTCACCCAGATGTGCGGCCGCCAGTTGAGGGCACCGCAGACAGGCGCTAGGACAATCCAGCCGGTGAGGAAGTGTGCCGATGCTGGCACCTCCCATGGGAAGCGCTCGGCAATGGTTGAAATCTGGAGGGCTTCACCATCGCTGAGCGGTGCATTGCTGGGGCCGTCGAGGTGACGAGAGTGCTCGTAGAAGAAGCGGGTAGGAGGTGGCTGCAGGACGCTGTGAGCGCTGCCATCAACGATCAGGCGATCACCGAGGTGGAAGACCACGCGGCCATCGTCGAGCCATGCACCACGACCACGGATGCGATCCGGGTCGAAGACACCGATGGCGGCTTGCTTCTGGAAGAGGCCTGATGCAGCTGCTGGCCAGTTGACGCCGGTCTTGGATGGGTAGATGGATTCCCAGTAGCTGATGGGCGCTAGGGATACGAGCGGCGTACCGGTGTGCTGCCCGCGCCTGATGCGTGTGACCTGGCCGGTGGAATGTGGCAGGTAGAAGAAATCCTCACCATCGAAGCCCAGGCAAACGAAGGGCGCCGTGGCTGCAGGTGCAGCAGCTGGCGTAGGGCCCGGCTCTGCTGCTGGCTCTGGCTCCGGCTCCGCTGGCAGCTCCACGGCCTTGCCAAACCGCTCAACGAGCCTGGCGGCCTGCGCTGGCGTCCAGCTTTCAGCAAGTGCATCAGCCGCGTCCCAACCTTGTGGTGCGCCATCGGGGATGTTGACCACCTGCACGGTGCAGTTGAGGCCTAGGAGGATGCGTGCGAGCTGAGCAGCAGCCTTGCGGCCGACGTCATCAGCGTCTGGCCAGATGGTGACGGTGCAGCCACGCAGGGCGCTCCAGTCGGCGTGCTGGACGTTGCTGGTACCACCAGGCCAGGTGCAGATGGCGTGATCGGGAAACAGGGTGGCAGCAGCGTCGGCGGCTTTCTCGCCTTCCGCGATCAGGACTGGAGCACCGGCTTTGCGGCGTGCCCAGTAGAGGGGGCGTGGCTTGGCGGGTGACTTCCACCGCCAGGTGGTGCCGTCGTAGGTGAGCGGTCGGATGCGTTTGCCTGGGAAGCGGCAGACGTAGAAGGTGTCGGTGTATCGCCAGACGTGCTCAGCGCCAGCTGTTGGAGGCTCGGGGATGGGTGCGGCGGTATCGATGCCGAGGTGCTGCTGGATGCGTGCAACGGCCTGCTTGAAGTCCCAGCCGGTGACGCGGGTGAGCAGGTCCATGCCGGAGCCGGCACCACCAGCGTGGTCTTTGCCGCCGCATTGATTGCAGTACCAGCCGCCGGGGCCGTCATCGCGGTCCCAGCGGTAGCGGTCGGTGCCACCACAGGCGGGGCAGGGTTGGTGCTTGTCGGTGAGCTGGTCTGGGGACAGATGGGCGAGCGCGATCAAGAGCTCCGGCCAACGCCCGGAGGCTTGGTCTAGGGCGGAGCGCATGTGGTCAGGCCTTGGCGGTGCGCTTACCGGGGCCTTGGCGCTCGATGTCGCGGACCATGAGCTGACGGAGGTATGCGGCTCTGCTGCAGCCGAGGTAGGTGGCTTGAGCGTCGATGTGCTCTAGGAGCCCAGCTGGGACTTCGATGGTGATGGTTTTGCGACCTTCGGGCGTGGGCCAGGTGGGCATGGTGCGATGTGATGCGAAAGCCCAGCATAGGGGTGTCAATGTGCATCCGCATTGCTAGGGTTGGCAGGCCACTGCCGCTGATGCTCCGCTCCATGGCCACGCCAGCCACTGCCCGGCCCAGGTGGTGGGTGCAACTGGCCTCTGGCCTGATCAATGGTCCCGTCGAGGACTGCCGCTGGCGCCGGGGTTTGTCGTCCTGCATGGGCGGCAGCAAGCGGGGCAGCGGTGGTGGCACCTATTGCAATGGGGCGGTGCAAATGCGCACCCGCTCCAGACAGTTGCAGACCTGCACCGGGCGGGCTATGGTCTCTGGCAGGCGGAACAAGGCGGGCTCCACCCCGCCCCGCTCCTGGCCCTTGGCCAACACCACCTTCATGGCCAGCCGCAGGTTGGCCCTATTCTCCATGTCCCCGTTTGATTTCTCCTTTCTCAACGACAATGACAACGAGCAACAGCAGCCAAAGTTTCGAGACCTTGGCCTGACTGCTGAGCAAGTCGAGACGGTTCTTGCTGCAAAGCACGGTATTTGCAAGCTCATGAAACAGGAATTCCGCGCAGAAACCATGCGCGGCAGCACTCCACAGTCATGCCTCAAGGCTCTTGCAGTATTTGAGGAATATGGGCGTGACACCAGCTATACCGCCATTGCCGCAGCACTAGAGGTCACCAACGAGACTGCCAAGGAATACATGCGTGAAGCTCGTGTAGCAGTCCGCGCGGCCCTTGGCATTGAGATCATCACCGAAGGTGACAACGTCCGCATTGTTGCCGCCAATGATGCTCGTGAGCGTGCTGACCGCGTATTGAAGGTGTTCAATCAACAGGTACAGCCTGCCCTTAAAAAGCTCGAAGCTTGCGCTCTCAGCTTGGCTAAGAGCAATGCCCCTGTTCAGCTGACGCCCAAGGTTCAAGCTCTGCTGCTGGCTGCAACCTCAGAGGAGGCTGCCTGATGGAAGCGACCGCCCTTGCGGTGGTCGCCAATGAGGAAGCTCTGGGGCTGCCTAGCGGCCCCATGAGTGACTCAGAAAAGCGAGACCGCGACAACTCACACCACAAACTCCAAGCCTTATCGGAAGGAGTCGGAGCAGTTTTAAGTCACATCTACAACAACCGTCTTTTTCGCGGAGATGACGGATGTCAAAGCTGGGCGGACTATGTGGCAACTGAGCTTCCCAAATGGTTGCCCGATGCTCCAAAGAAAACACAGGTTGACAACCTCAGGGCTCTGCATGAGGCAAGGATGCTCCTATCGGGCTCGGGAACCCGAGCGCAGTTGCCCGAGCGAGTTCAACAGGCGGAAGCCTTGCGCCCTTTGATTCTTCGTCATGATTTTCGCCATGACGAAGGCAGTGGCGGCAGTTGGAACCCCGCCGTCCTTGACGACCCTGACGCAGCCCAAGGCATCGCCAAGGTCTGGGAGCTGGCATGCACCAACGCCGAGCGCAACCAGCGCAAGAACGGCCCCACAGCTGAGGATGTCCGAGCTGCGCGCGAGGAACTCCGCCCCGCGCTGGAGCAGCAGGGACTGATCCGATCAGCCCCGGCATCCTTCCAGGCGGCTACGGCTGCTCGCGTGGAGGCTGCCCGCCAGCGGACGATCAACGTCAGCGCCGTTGATCCAGCAGAGGAGGAGCGCAAGGCTGCAGCGTTTCGCGAAACCATGGCCAAGATCCGCAACACCAAAGCGGAACGTGAAACCAAGGTTGAGGTGGATCACGTCAGGCAGCAGATTGATGCAGCCGAGCGTGAGCATCGGCATGAGCTGGAAGAACAAGTGCGCCATTACAACCGGCGCCTTCATGACGCCAGCAAGGCGATTCACGAACTACTGGGATACCTGCAAACGCTTTCGCGGACGCATGGCACCCAGCTGCTGGATGAGATGCGTGGCATTGACGTGCTGGGCCTGATCACCGTTGGTGACGACATGCAGAGGCTGCAGGAAATGGGAACTGAGCTGATGGCTGTTGTGAAGCTGGCCCAAAGCTCTGATCCATCAACCGGCATCGACGCACAAACCATCGAGGTGTAAGTTCTGGCCGGCCAAGTGCCGGCCTTCTTTTTCACCACCCCCATGAAATACGACATCACTTCAAAGCAAGCTTGCGAGCTGCTGCACATTTCAGAGTCCACGTTGCGCCGGATGCGCAAGGCTGGTTACTTCCGCCCCGGCACTCACTTCATTGCCACCGGCATGGGGCAGAAGGCGCCCAGCCTGTTGTGGTGTGCAGCCTTGCTTGAGGAGGCCCTGGCGAAGCGCACGCGGAGGGTTATGAGCCCATGAGTATTGAACTCCGCCCCTACCAACAGCAAGCCGTCGCCACGATCCGGTCCGCCTACCGGGTCGATGGCCACCGCTCAGTGCTGTTTGTGCTGCCAACCGGCGGCGGCAAGACGGTTGTCTTCTCCCACATTGCCGAACAGGCCAGCCGCAAGGGCAACCGCATCTGCATCTTGGTGCATCGGCAGGAGCTGCTCAGACAGGCCAGCGCATCACTTCAGAGCCTTGGCGTGCCGCATGGGTTGATTGCCGCCGGCCGAAGCATGGATCTGAGCCAGCTGGTGCAGGTGGCCAGTGTGCAGACCCTGGCCCGCCGGCTGCAGAAGCTGCCGCGTGAGTTCTTCCAGCTGCTGGTGGTGGATGAAGCGCATCACAGCAATGCCGGCACCTGGGCCACCGTGCTCAACCACTTCCACCGCGCACGGGTGTTGGGTGTGACTGCGACACCGTGCCGCAGTGATGGCCGTGGCCTGGGTGAGTGGTATGGCGCGATGGTGCTGGGCCCCAGCCCTGCAGAGCTGACAGCTGCTGGTTTCCTGGCACCGGCCAAGGTGCTGGCACCACCTGGATTCAGCACCAAGGGCCTGCGGAAGCGGATGGGCGACTTCGACATGAGCCAGGCCGGCCAAGCCCTGCAGGCGGGGCAGGCGATGGGTGACTGTCTATCGCACTACCGGAAGTACCTGGATGGCCAGACGGCGATTGCGTTCTGCTGCAGCGTGGCCCATGCCGAAGCGGTGGCTCAGTTGTTCAACGACCACGGGATTGCAGCGGCGAGCATCGACGGCACGATGGACAGCCTGCAGCGTGAGCAGCTGCTGAGCGACCTTGGCTCTGGCCGGTTGAAGGTACTGACCAGCTGCAGCCTGATCGGTGAAGGTGTGGACGTGCCGAGCGTGGCCGGCTGCATCCTGCTGCGGCCAACGCAAAGCGTCAGCCTGCATCTCCAGATGATCGGCCGTTGCCTCAGGCCCCAGGACGGGAAGACCGCCGTGATCCTTGATCACGTTGGGAACACTCAGCGGCTGGGCCACCACCTGGAGGATCGGGAATGGACGCTGGAGGGCACACCGAAGAAGGACCGCGACAAGGCGCCATCGGTGAAGGTGTGCCCCCGCTGCTTTGCTGCGATGCCATCAGGCTGCCCGCAATGCCCTGAGTGCGGCCATGAGTTCGCGCCCGAGCGGCGCGAGCTCGAGCACGTGGATGGCGAGCTGGTCGAGGTTGACCATGAGCAGCAGAGGCGCGAGGCAAAACGCGAGCAAGCGCAGGCCACCACGCTGGAGCAGCTGGTAGAGCTCGGCCGCCGCAGGGGCATGAAGCAACCACGCGCGTGGGCCCGCCATGTGCTGGCTGCCCGCCAGGCGAAGGGGCATTGGGCGGTGGTGGCTTAGCTATGCGGGTGTTGGTTGCCTGCGAATACAGCGGCAGGGTGCGCGATGCCTTTCGCAGCCGTGGCCATGACGCATGGAGCTGTGACCTGCTGGAGTGTGAAGCTGATGCGCAGTGGCACATCCAAGGTCCGGTTGAGGACGTGCTGGCCGATGGTTGGGATCTGATGGTGGCGCATCCGCCTTGCACGCACCTTGCTATTTCAGGATCGCGTCATTTCCACCGCAAACAACAGGAGCAGGCAGATGCGCTGGATTTCGTGCGACTGCTGATGGCGGCACCAATCGAGCGATGGTGCATTGAAAACCCAGTGAGCGTGATCAGCTCAGCCATCACCCCACCAGATCAGATCATTCAACCGTGGCAGTTTGGCCATGGCGAGGTGAAGGCCACCTGCCTTTGGCTCAAGAACCTGCCCAAGCTCAAGCCGACCCAGTGCGTGGATGGCCGGGAGGCAAAGGTGCATCGGATGCCACCAGGCCCGGACCGATGGAAGGAGAGGAGCCGCACCTATCAAGGCGTGGCCGATGCGATGGGCGATCAGTGGGGTTGTAGGCCCTTGCCCGCAGCCGTTGAACAGCTCAGCTTGGTTGCCTAAGGCGCCAGCCTGGCCTTCCCCAGCCGCGTCTTCTCGTACCAGGCGGAGATGGCCGGCGCCCATCCCTGCAGGTACGGCCACATCAGCAGGCACAAATGCCGGATCTCCAGCTGTGCATCTGCCTTGCTGCGCAAATCCAGGAAGTGCAGCAGCGCCCGCAGAGTGAAGGAGACCACGAAGTGCTGCCGGTAGTCGAACGGCAGCATCCCGCGAGCGTGCTCTTCAGCCATGCCCTGCCGTAGCTGGTGGGCGTAGTGCGCTGCAGCGTCGTAGCACCTAGACAAGTCCATCAGGCGCATCGACTTGCTGTAGTCGTACTTCGCCCCCTGGCGGTCGGTGTACGTGCCCTCAGGCCTGAGGTAGAACACCTCCTCGATGTCTCGGTCGCGGGTAGCAACGTCGATGATGCGCTGGGAGGTATAGCGGAGCGACTGCACATCAAAGCTGACCCCCACGCGATGAGTGCGGGCCTGCTGCATAACGCTGTGCGGGAACCAGCCGGCATTGAGCACGATCTGCGCGTGTTCCAGCGGGCCGTAATGCCCCCGCTCACCAGACAGCAGACGCTTCACGGCGATGGCGCCGGCCTGCGGTTCTGATGGGCAGGGGTCATCAGCAGCAAACCCCTCGCTGTAGTCCTGGTGCATCGCCCGCCAGATCGCCTGCTGTGGGTTGGGCGTCTGCGCCAGCAGGGTAACGCGGAAGCGGGGGTCAATCGTCACTAAACCGATGGTGATGCACATTCCCATCATGGCAACATCCGAGCAGGCGATCCAGCAGCAGATCCGGCTGGCCTGCAGCACGGGTGACACGCGGCTGTGGCGCAACAACACCGGGCGGTTGCGGGATGAGCGTGGGCAGCTGGTGACGTTTGGCCTGTGCCCTGGCAGCGCCGACCTGATCGGCTACCGCAGCGTGACCATCACGCCCGAGATGGTGGGACAGACCGTGGCGGTGTTTGCAGCGGTGGAGGTGAAAGCCGAGCGTGGCCGGCCGACAGAGCAGCAGCTGGCATTTCTTGAGCACATCAGCAGCGCTGGGGGAAGGGCGGGAATCGCCCGCAGCGTTGATGACGCAAACCGCATCCTCACTGGGCAATGCGAATCCGGTTCCGGTACGGTGTGATTACACAGGTTCCGGCGATCCATGCAAAAGCGCGATCACACCCCTTCCATGCGCCCTGCTACCGAACGGCATGAACGTGGCATTGCGCAGGTGCCAGCGCTGGTGAACTACTGGCTAGGCCGCAGCGGGCTGAGCCATGACCGTATGGCGACCATCGCCGCATGGGGAATGGGCGAGCCGGGGATTTTGGATCCATCGTGGCTTTCACGTGCCCGCAACAGCCGTAATGCGCAAGGCGCCAGCTGGAAGAACACCGACGCATTGGCAGCCGCAAACGAGGCCATCTGGCTGTGGAAGGTGCAGGGGCCTGATGCAGCCCGCGAGAAGCTGGGGCCGCAGAGCAGCTGGGGCATTGACGAGAAGTGGCTGGATGCTGCGGAGTGGTTGCCGGTACCGGGGCAGCCTGACCAGCCGCTGCGGTTTCCTGAGCTGGCATCGGTGTTTGTCGGTCACCTGCAGCTGCCGTACCTGGCCACTGCACTACTGACGCCTGGTGAGGCACGGCAGGCTTCAGAGCGTCTGGCGGCGCTGCTGAATGCTGTTGCGGTTGAGCGTGGCTGGAGCCCACGCGAGGCAAAGGCTGAGGTGGAGGATGCGTACCCCACTAACGATGCAGCACGGCAGCGTCGGCTGCAGGCGGTGATATTGGGCGACGAGCAGCTGAGCCGTGAGGAGCTGGAATCCGAGCTCCATGCACTGGCTGAGCTGCTGCGTGTGCTGCGTGGTCTTAAGGCTGGTAGCTATGGGCCAACTGAGCTGCGGGCCGAACTGCTGCCTGAGAGCCATCGTCCAGCCTGACCACCTGGTACAGGAGGCCGTAGCCGTCTAGGTGCAGCTCAACGGGCGTGAAGCTGCAGTGCGGCACTGCTGTGAGCAGTCGCCAGGCGGCATCGGCTTCTTGGTGGTTGCTGCAGTGGATCTGGATCATGCGATAGGTGGCGGCGGAACAGTCCTAACCCTGGCTAGCAGTACACCGGTACTGGCTTGCAACCGTTATGCAGGATCGGCATAACGGGGAAAGCGGTGCAGATTTGCATCCGCATTGCTAGGATGGCACAAGCCACCGCTAACCGCTACTGATGGCTTCCACTTCCGCCAGCTCTGCGCTGGCGACCACGACCAGTCCAGGCCTGTCATTGCAGGTCCATTCCGTTGATGACCTAGCCCGCCTAGCGCGGGTGTTTGCAGCCAGCGGGTTGTTTGGCCGCAACGGCAACCAGGACACGCAAATCGCTGAGTGCGCCATCCGCCTGATGGCTGGTATGGAAGCGGGCTTCAGTCCGTTTGCCAGTGCCACCGGCGTTCACATCATCAACGGCAAGCCTGCGTTCAGCTCCAACCTGCTGGCCCAGGCCGTGCGCCGTCATCCGGTGTACGACTACCGGGTGCTGGAGAAGTCGAACACTGTCTGCCGGATTCGGTTTCTAGCCAAGGGCGAGACGCTGGGTGATGAGACGTTCACCATCGAGATGGCCGAGCGTGCTGGGCTGCTGAAGAACCCAACCTGGCGCTCGTATCCCGAAGCCATGCTGTTCTCCAGGGCGCTAACGGCCGGGATGCGTACGCACTGCCCGGATGCGCTGAACGGCGCCACGGCGTACACGGCCGAGGAGCTCGGTGACGATGCACAGCCGGTCGAGGCGGTGGAGGTGGCTGAGGTGCAGCCGGCAGCAGCAGCCGAGACAGGCCCTGATGCGCAGCTACTGGCGCAGGCGTATGCAGCGTGCGTTGATGCCGGCCTGTCTGATGACGGGTTGATTGCCCTGATTGCTGAGATCAGCAAGGGCAGCGCCGAGACACTGGATCAGCTGCCGGTCGCCACCCTGCAGAAGCTGGTGAAGCACGGCATCAGCGCCGAGACCGTCGCCAGGTGCAACGGCGACGACGAAGACCCTGATGACCTGCCTGCCGCCTGGGCTGCCTAGCGGCCTTGGGCAATGCACCTTCACATTCACATCACCTAGATGAACGAACTGATCGCCGCTGTGCTTCGTGCCAGCCAGCACCGCTTCATTGGCCGCCTGGCCCGTGACCCTGAGATGCGCTACTTCGAGTCGGGCAAGAGCGTTTGCAATGTCCGCATCCTGATCAACCGCCCCGGCGCCAAACGCGACGACGGGCAGGAGCCTGATGGCTTCAAGTTGGAGCTGTGGAACGACCTGGCCACGTCATTTGCTGATGCGCACCGCAAGGGCGACCTGTGCGACGTAAGCGGCCGGGTGAAGAGTGAGAGCTGGGAGGACAAGTCCACCGGCGAGACCCGCACCGGGTTGGTGGTGATGGTGGACGACTGGCAGCCGGTAGGCGGTAAGGCCCCGGCAAAGCCAACCAAACCAGCACAACAGGCTGCGCAGCCCGCGCAGGACTGGAGCAGCGGCTGGCAAGGCGACGACGAGGAGGCACCCTTCTGATGGAAACCCTGACGCGAACCCGCCTGCAGCTTGATGCGCTGCTGGCTGAGATCACCAGCGAGCGTGCCGCCATCGAGGCTGAGCAGTGTGCGCTTGCTCGCGCTGCTGAACAGCTGAGCCAGGAGCGTGCAGTTCAGGCCGCTTGGCAGCAGGCCCTCGCCACTGAACGCGATCGGATCCTCGCGTTGATTGACACCCAGCTGGACATGTTGCAGCGTGCTGGCACCAATGCCTTGGTGCTCACTGCACTCCGTCGCCAAGTGCTGGAGGTGGAGGGATGACACTCATTCACCAGGACACGCACGACCTGAAGTTTGGTCCGCGCTGGACCGTTGAACGGCCCTACGACAGGCTCCCCAATTTGGTGCGCTTTATGAAGATGGGCCAGCAGCGCAAGTTGCTGGATCAGATCGCCCACTGGGATGGCAGCGATTGGAGCGGAACCCGCTGGCGGCCTAACCCTCGGCAAGTGCCACAGACCCTGCTGAAGATTGTTGAAGACCATATGCGGGGGCTGCGGTGATGGCAACCGAGAACACCCTGCTGGGCCGTTGCACCGTGGCTTACGTCGAAGCCTTTGAGCAGGCGATAAGCAGCTGGCCCGACTCGTCAGCTCGCCGTCGTGGCACAGCTGCTGTGCTCAATCACCTCAGCTACGAGCTGGTGGAGTTGTCCCAGCGTCGGCCTGGGATGGATGTTCACAGCTTGGCGCTGCTGCTGCGGCAGGAAGCGCAGCCATGACCCACTGCGTGATTGATCTCACCAGTCAGCCGCCGCTGTTCCGCTGCGAGCTGTGCGGTGCTGAGCAGGTGCTGGTGCTGCCGATCCCGCTGCATGAAGCGGCCTGGCTGGCTGAGGAATGGACAGAGCATCACGCGGCGTGCCTAGATCCACCTGAGACCTGGGACAGCCACCCATCACTGACTGCTGAACAACGTAATTCCAATCTCCGATGACTGACTACAAAGCAACGACTGAGCAGTGGGCTGAACTCCGCGCCCGCGTTGAGGCGTTGGAGCGCACGTACGAGACCATGCGCCTTGCCACTCTGGAGTGGGGCAAGGACGTGGACAAGCTGATGAGCTGGAGTGATCAGCACCTGCAGCGGATCATGAAGCTGGAGGCCGCGCAGCAGCAGCCTGAGCCGTTTGACGAGGAAGAAAACGACCGGCGGTTTCATGCGTGCATGGACCTGATCCGCAACGCCACGCCAGAGCAGATCCGTGCGGCGGCCGAGCTGCCCGAGCGCAATTCGCTGGTAGAGCGTGTAGCAGGCGCCATTGCTGACAGTGAGGACCCGCATGAGTTGTGGTACGACGATGCCCGCGCCGCGATCCGTGAAGTAGCAGCGTGGCTGCGAGCGCAAAACGTAGGCGCTGGCGCTGCTGCTGCCGACTGGCTTGAGCAGGAGGCCGAGCGTGGCTGACATCACCACCTACAAGCTTGATGCAGCCTTCGCCAAGCTGAGCGACTTCGATTCATTCGCCAAGCCCGATAGTTTCATTGAGGTGTCGCTATGGCACAACAGCGAAGGCTTCGATGTGAACCTCAACAGCAACGGCGAACAGCGTTTCTGTCTGACCTGGGGCCAGTTCAAGGCCCTGAAGAAACTCATTAAGGAGCTGGATCAATGAGCAACATCACCCCACCGCCACCGCATCTGCTGAAAAAGTTTTCGACGCAGGCACGCGACGAGAGCAACAAGCGGAATGGCGCTGGCTACCTCAAGACCTTTGCCATCCTTTGCATTGAATGGGCCATGAACTCCAAATCATTTCCTAATGATCGCCAAATTAGGAGTTCTGAGATCACCCCACCGCCGGAGCTGGTGCAGCAGTGGCTTGGCGAGTTCTTCGGCTGCACGGTTAGCGGTGAGCTGAGTGATTCAGAGCGATTCCTTGCTACCCGCGCCGCCCAATGGGGTGCAAACCAGGAGCTGGAGGCGTGCTGTGAGCTGATGGACCGCGATTTCATGGCTGGTCCCTCCGACCTCCGCGCCGCCCGCCGCCCCAAGCCTCCGAGCTTGAACAGCATTGCGCTGCAGATGCTGGGGACGATTGAGCGCGACGCGCACTACTTACCCGAGATCACCGACACCATCCGCCGCGCCATTGAGGCCCTGCCCGATGACTGACTTTCGTGCGCTTTGCGCTGAGTTGGTTGAAAAATGGGACAACGCCGCTGAACTTGACGATCTTTGCGACGTTGCCGACGTTATGGATCGCGCCCGCGCCGCCCTGGCCCAGCCCGAGCAGCAGGGGCCGACGGATGAAGAAGCCGTTGCGTTGTACTCAGAAGTGATGGCGTTCCACGATTGCAAGACACTTGGCGACATGGCTGGGCACTTTGCCCGCGCCGTGCTCGCCCGCTGGGGCCGCGCCGCCATCGAGCCGGTGCCGGTGAGCGAAGGCCTACCCCCAAGGGTCGGCCACATCCTCAGGCTGGCTGAGATCATCCGCGAGGTGGATGGCAACCACGACAAGGGCGCCGCAGTGCTGGCCGAAGCGATCCTGAGCCACCCCGGCAGCAGGTGGAGTCCCGCCATCGAGCCGGTGCCCGTCGCTGAGCGGTTGCCGGGGCCGGAGGATTGCGACGGCGAAGGCTGGTGCTGGATGTACGAGCCGGATGGCGTGTGGTGGCAGGTCTTGATTGAAGCTCCGAGCATCATGCCCTCGCTTACCCACTGGCTCCCCCACCACGCGCTGCCGGTGCCGCAGCCATGACCACCCTCTCTTCCGCCGCCCTGCGAGCTGCTGCTCTGTATTGCAGGTACGCCTGCAGCGCTTGCAATCAACCGGCAGGCTCGCAGCTGATCTCTACACCGCTCTCCTTTGATGGCTTGAGCCGTAACCAGACACCACCAAGTGACTTGGGCATGACGATGCGCTCTACAGCCCAGCCCCCACCATCAGCGAACTCCTCCTTGTAGGTCCCTGTCTGGATGTGCCAGCGGGTAGCAATGCGCTGCTTGCCTGCACTGGTCAGGCGGTAGCAGGGGTGTGACACCATCGAGCGTTCGTGGTTGTGCCCGTTGATGATCAGGTCTGCATCAGGAGCGATCGAGGCATAGCGACCACCACCCATGGTGCCCTTGGTGATGATGCCGCCCCATGCCCCATGGTGGAAGAACAGGGTAATGCGACGTGTGCGCTCGGGTTTGCCGCTTGAGCCGGAACGGTAGAACGTAAACCAGATGAAGCCTTGGTAACGCATGTGCTCAACCGGTGAGCCGTGGCGGTCGCGCATCAGCCGCACGACATTGCCCAGGGGGTCGACCTCGTTGTTGTTGAGGACGGCGGTTTCGTGGTTGCCGTCCGACATCATCAGGATGTTCGAGGCAAATGGCGCGAGGAAGTCAGCGGCCTCGGAGAACACCAGGTCGAAGTAGTTGGAGCCGAGGTGCTCAGGCCTGATGCTGCCCTTGCTGGCGCGGCGGTCCCGTTTGCCCTGCATGAGGCAGAGCACATCACCGAAGAAGAGGGCATGACCGTTGCGGCCCTGCGCTTGCTTCAGGTGCTTACGGAGCAGCTCACGATCGCACTTCGGGTTGTCAAGGTGGATGTCTGAGCAAAGCAGGAACTCATGCTGGTCATAGCGTCCGTATGGGATGCGGATCTCCAGCAGCTCAGGACTGTGGCGCACCAGTTTCAACCTGTCATGCGCCATCTAAGCAGTGGCAACCGTTTCAGGTTAAGTTCGGCACCACAGCCCCAGCGTTGATGCGCACCATCCGCCGCTGACTGGCAAGCGGTGCCAGGTCAATCAACTCACGGCCAAAACGCCAACGGGACTTCCGGCACTTCGTTGCCTCCTCAATCAGGGTCTTGATGTGCCGTTCACTGACGCCAAACGCATGGGCAGCTTCGGTAACAGTCAGTAGCAGCCTGACTTCTGGCCTGTGCGCTATGGCATCCCTATCGAAGGAGTAGGTGTTCATAGCGCAGGCTAGATTCCATGGGCTTTCTGGGCCGATCCTATGCCCGCTGTTGGCTACGCCAGGGTGAGTACCGACGATCAGGCCGGGAGCTTGCCAGCACAGGTCTCGCGCCTTCAGGCTGCCGGCTGCAGCCAGGTCATCACTGACATTGAGACCGGCCGCAGCACTGACCGCGATGGGCTGCTGGAACTGATGGCAATGGTGCGAGCCGGTCAGGTCACAGAGCTGCTTGTGACCAGAGTGGATCGGCTTGGCCGTGACGCGGCATACACCGACGCTCTACTGGCCCAGTGTGAGGCGCACAGCGTCAGTGTTCGCGCCCTGGACGGCGGCACCATCGAGACCGCCACGCCGCAGGGCTTCTTGATGGCACGGCTGCAGACCGGCCTAGCAGAGATGGAGAGTCGGATGCTCTCGCTACGGCTCCGGCGTCAATTCAGCGTCTACCGCGCCGAGGGTCGGCACTTGCGCCGGCGCAAGCCGTTTGGCTACCAGGGCGGTCCCGATCACAGACTGCAGCCACACCCTGAGCACTGGCCGCAAGCGCTGCGGGTGATTGAAGAGCTGCGCATACAGGGCAGCTTCACCGGTGTTGCCAGGTGGATGACGCAGTGGTGCGAGTGGACGCCATCAGCCTGCAACCTGCAGAACTGGTTTTGCAATCCAGTGATCCGTGGCCACATTGGCCACCACCGCGACCGCAGCACCGGCAAAGGCTGGGGGCAGGTCTGGGGTGAGATGTACTACGACCAGCATCCAGCGCTGATCAGCGAGGCCGATTGGCGTGAACTGGCGGCACTGCTGCAGCGCCCACGAAACCGATTTAGGGGTGGAGCAGTCGGCACCGAGACCCGGCACGCTCTAACCGGCCTACTGCGGTGCGCTAGCTGTGGCCATCTGATGCGCCGCAACACGTCAGCTGGTGTTGCGTGGTGGCGGTGCCGGCATCGCCTCTGCAATGCTCGCGGTGGTGCCCGCGAAGAGCGGATCCTGCCGGTTGTGATTGATGCGTGTATCGCTGAAGCTCATCGGCTGTCGTCCGCTGTCGCCAGTCACCACCAGCTCAATCCAGCAATTGCCGCGATGGCTGATGAACTGGAGCTAATGGAGCGGATGGCAGCGAGGAATCCAGACAACCGCGCCATGTCAGCAGCCGTGGCTGAGCAACGGCAACGGATTGAAGCACTGCAACGGGATGCAAAACCTGAGATTGATCCAAGGTTCTACAAGGCCCTGCAGGATCCGCTCTTCTTCAGTGATGCTACGACAGACGAACAGCGTGTGATATTTCAGGCTGTTCTGCGGGCCGTGGCGGTAGGGGTTCATGGCGACCCGATAGAACCTCGGCCTCGTAGCTCTTAAACCGTGACAGCAACGCTTCGCGGAGCGTCATGAGCTTCGGCCGCTCAGCGGATGCTGCCATTCCGCTCCAGCTCCAGCAGTTGCTCTTCGCCGTGCAACGCGGCGGCATAGCTCACGAACCCAGCCACCATCAATGCGGTGAGGGCAAGATTGATCAAGCTTCTGCGACGGGCATCGGCCTTGGCAGCAGTACGAGCACGCCGCCGTTGCGCACGGTACAGATACTGAGCAGCCACAGAGTCGTAAAGCGCTGCATTGGATTGCCTGGTGGTGGTCATACGAGTTCCTTTCCGCTCATAGATGGGAGGCTCCAGCCGGCTGCATTGGGGCAGTCGCTGGCGTTGGTGATGTCTGCAGCAATCGCCTGCGCCTGACGTGCCAGGTCGGTGGTGAGCTGTCGGTCGATGGGCCGGCATTCGTCCCAGGCGTTATCCGCCACAGCAGCCGCCACGGTTTTGGTGGCATCTAGCAAGGCGATCAGCAGCGGCAGCAACGGCTCATTTCGTGGGCCGGCGCTGCTCAGCCGCATCGCATCAGCGAAATACCGGGCGGCATCAGCTGGCACTGCAGCCCGTGCCGCCTGCAGCACTTGATCTGACAATGCCGCCTCGCATTCCATCGCAGGGGTGTGAATGTGAATCTGCATCATGGGAGGTTAGGCGATTTTCCAGCTACGGCGCTCGACCAGCTGCGCACCTTCAATCTGTGCACCAAGGGCCAGGGCAGCCTTCAGCGCCGTCTTGTCAGCGCTGTACGTGGTCTTCACCCGCTGGTACTCCTCCGGCAGATCCAGCACCTGCATATCAGGATCGAGCTCCACGCTGGTGGTTTTCCTGCTGGTGATCTTGTGATCGGGCAGCTTCCAGGTGGTTTCATCTGGCGCCACACGCTGCAATGCGCTGATCAGCTGCTCCTGCAGCACCTCGGCTTGATGCTCAGCGGCTTTGGCCAGGTCTGCCAGGCGGCGGCTGTGCTCAGCTCTGGCTACGGCCTGAGCGCGGAGGTGATCAATCACCCAGCACCAGGCATCAGCCTTGGCTTCTACAGCGCGGCGGTTGTCCGCTTCAGCGCTGATCAGCGATTCCAGCTGTCCGGTGGCATTGGCCACATCAGCAGGGTCTTCGCTGAACAGGCCTTCAGCAGCGGCATTGATGCGGGCTTGCAGCCGCAGCGCATCGCCGGTCAGGTCAAATAGGGTTGCGGTCATGGCATGGCGTGATGGCCGACCGCACCGTAGCAAAGCGGATGCAAAACCGCATCACCACGATGCAGCCTCGCAACAGTTAGCGACGTGGCAGGGCCGTCTCTAGGAGGTGTGCCGCCAGGTTGCTCAGGCTGCGGCCCTCGTGGTCGCTGAGCTCAATCAAGCGTTGATGCAGCGCCCAGCTGATGCTGACGCTGATGCGCTGTGGATGGCGGCAAGCAAGCGCCAGGCCGCTTGCGGTGGTGTGGGCAGTGAGGTTGACTGTGGTCATCGGTCCAGAGCAATGGATCGGTCATGGGCCGGGGTGTTGACGCACCGCCGGTCCACCCCACAACCGTGGCCACGGGCACAGGCTCGCGTCAACACGGAGACACGGATCTGCGGCAAAGCGGTGGCAATGTGCATCCGCACCGCTATGGTGCAGCCGATCGACGGATGCCCATGGCCGAACCACTCGACTGGTTGATGCAGCAAAGCCGCGCCTACCCGCTGCTGACGACTGAACAGGAGATCACGCTGAGCCGCGACGTTCAGGCCTGGCTGGCGATTAAGGACCTGGCCACGCCCACGGCCAAACAGCGAGCGATCCAGCGCCGTGGCAAGCGGGCATGGGACCGGTTCTTCCTGTCCAACATTCGACTGGTGGTGCTGATTGCCAAGCGCCATACCAAGCGTGCCGAGCCACACCTCACCGTTGAGGACCTGGTGCAGGAGGGATTGATTGGCCTGCAGCGGGCCATCACCAAGTTCGACGCCTCACGTGGGTACAAGTTCAGCACCTACGCGTTCAACTGGATACGGCAGAGCATCAACAGGGCGATTGAGAGCCAGGCGCGGATGATCCGCCTCCCGTGCCACAACCTGACCTTATTGCGAAAGGCATCCATCTATTGCGACGAGCAGGTCATGAAGACCGGCCGGAAGCCGCAGCTAGCTGAGATTGCTGAGCATGTCGGCTGCAACATGGAAACGCTGAAAGCGACGCTGGCTCATGCGCAACCGGCGATCAGCCTGGATCAGAACCTGCGCAGCGACAGCGGTAACCGTGGCAGCGAGGCGTCCACGTACCTAGATCAGGTCGCTGCTGAAGCTACAGACAGCAGCTTCATGGATGAGCACGGCGACCTACTGCAAAGCAGCGTTGCAATCCTGCAGCAGCTGGACCCGATGGATCGGATGATCATCCGTGAGCGGTACCTGCAAGGCAAGCCGACCACGTTACGAGCGATTGGTGCATCGCTTGGCGTGAGCCGTGAGCGAATCCGTCAGCGTGAACGAAGAGCATTGATGCGGATGCGCAATCAACTCAACTGCGCCGCGTGATGCCATGGCACCGCCATCTGGACTGAGTTGGTGGCTTGATCAGATTGGCCGCATCCCGCTGCTCACGCCTGCTGAGGAGATCGAGCTGGGCAATCAGGTACAAGCTTGGCTGAACCATCCGGGATTTCCAGATAGTTGCCCGCCTGGCATCAAACGTCGCGGCAAGCGGGCGAAAGATAGGTTTGTGAAGGGAAACCTACGGCTTGCGGTGGCGTATGTGTCAAAGCACTGCCACCGCATGGCCAAGGACCACAGCATTGATGATCTGGTGCAGGCCGCCAACGAGGGATTGATCCGAGCGGTAGAACGGTTCGATCCCACCAGGGGGTATCGGTTCAGCACCTACGCCTACTGGTGGATCCGTCAGGCGGTAGGTCACTGGGCTGATCATCACACCAGGCTGGTGGCGATTCCCGGCAGCCACAGCCAGCACCTTGGGAAGCTCGGTCCAATCCGCAGACGGCTGGCGATGGAGCTGGGGCGTGAGCCGACGCAGGATGAGATCGCTGCAGAGCTTGGGGTGTCTGAGCGGGTGATGGATCAGCTACTGGTGAACGCTAGGCCTGTTGCCAGCCTGGATCAGGTGATCAGTGACGACGGGCTAGAGCTAGGTGATGTGGTGGCCTGTTGGGATTCAACGCCTGAAGAGTATGAAGCCCAGGACGAGCGGTACCAGCAGGCCGAGCAGCTGCGCGAGCTGATGGCGACGTTGCCAAGCCGTGATCAGATGTTGCTGGCGATGGCGTGGGGATTGGATGGTCCAGCGGTGGAGCGCTCTGAGATTGCTACGCAGCTTGGGATGAAACCGGCACGTGTTGATGGCCGGCTGCGGTATCTGCAACAGCAGCTGCAGGCGATGCAGATGATTAGGGATGTGGTGCCATCAAAGCGGCCGGTAATCAGGCCGGTGGAGCCGATGGGGGTGACGGAGCAGCTGAGCTTGTTTGCGGCGTAGCGCCGCTCAGCTCACCCCATCCCTGCCGAGCAGCTCCGCCGCCCACTGGTGGTGCTCAGCCCGTGGCGGGCCCAGGGGTGCAGCATCCTTGAGCGCCACTTGCACCTCCAGCTCACGTACGCGGCCCAGCAGGCGGTTGATGAGCTCCTGCTGCAGGAACCACTTCTGGATCAACTCATCAGCCTTCACCGCCAACTGATCACGGCTCATCCGTGCGATAGCACGCCGCGCACGCTCCTGGGACAGCTGGGTCTGCAGGCTGAGGGTAGGAATCAACCAGCCGGGATCCATGGCACCATCTGCATTGCCTCAGTCTGACGACGACCCAGACGACCCATACGTGCGCGTAGGAATTGATGATCGCGGTTCAGCGTGCTGGGAGGTGGTGAACCGTGGAGTTTGCATCCAGCTGGCGTCTGGCCATCGAGCAATGGAGCTATGCCGCGAGCTGCGCCGGCAGATGGGGTTACCGACGCCCTAAGTCATCAGCACTTGACGTACGGCATAGCGGCTGATGCGAAGATGATCAGCAATGCGTTGTTGGCTCCAGCCGTAGCGGCGCAGGCGGTTGATGCGTTGGGGTGTGGTCTCGCTGAGCCAGAGGATCACGCCAATGGCGATCACCAGCGGCACCAGCAGCACCCACAGGATGGTGGTGGTCATGATGGAAAATGCAGTTGCCAGCTGGAGCAGCGCTCAACAGCTGGCGTAAATGCACATTAGCACGACCGGCAGCTATGCCGCTACTGGGCCAGGTGGATCGGGGATGTCCTGCTCACGACTCAGCCACAACCGGGCGTAATCCTCGCTGTAGCTGTAGAGCGTGATGCCATTGGCGATAGCGATCCACAGCTGTACACCAGTGGTATCTCTGGTGACACGCCAGAGGCCAGGTTGCAGCTGATAGGCGTTTTTGAGAGCCATCACGGCTCCGCAATGATCGCCCAGCCAGACCGGGCACCTTCTGCCAGCCACCGTGGTCCCCAGTTCTTGCGGCTGTAGCAGAGCCCAGCACCACGCGGGCCAAGGTAACTGCCCTGGGCGACGAGCATCTCACCCCATGGATCATTGACGATCACAGCGGTGGGTGTGTACCCAATCACGATCAGCCAGTGGCCACCACCCGTTGGTGCTGAGCTGGGGCCGTGGTGGAGGAACCCGCAAGGCACCGGTACATCACGGTTGATCTGGCGCTCGATGTCGGCCCAATCAGCGTTATGGACAAATCGTGCCGTGATGCCGTAGCTGGCGAGCGCTTTGATCTGCGCAATGCCACTGGTGGTATCGCCGTACTGCTGCACCCGCTTGAGGTATTGGTCATCAGCGTTAGGGCCGGCAATACTTCCCGGCCTGAGGTAGGCGGTCAGCATGGCGCAGCTGGAGGAGAAGCACATCCGCTGGGCCTGCCCGTCAACGGCACTGTCCCGCTGCGAGTAGTACGGCACCTTCAGTGGTGCTGGCACCTGCCCACCACAGAACAGTGCCACCTCAGCAGCACGGCGACGCTCTAGGCCAGCCAGCGGCTTGCCGCCATCAACTTTGTTCCATCGCGGTAGCTCTTCCCTCACCACCTTGATTGGATCTTCACCAGCCAGGATCCGCTTCCGCAGCGTGGACTCTTCCAGCGCTCCAAGGCCGACGTTGTAGGAGAAGCTGATCAGTGCAGCCTGCTGCTCAGGTCGCCAGCGCTTGGCCAGCGGCAGCAGGGTGAACAGGCCTGGTGCGAAGAGATTTTCCACCTCGTTTTGGAGCAGCTCATCAGCCATCTGCTGTGTGATCTTGTCTCCCTCGCGGACGGGTTGATTGATCAGGCGGGTGCTGCCCCAGCCGATGGTCCACACACCTGCAGGGCACCGGTAGGCTTCTAGGCGGCAGCCCTCGAACTCCTTGATCAACCTGAGTGCCGGTGCCAGCCACAGCGGTGCCGGCAGCTTGCTTGGAGCCTGGGCAGGGCTGCCCTCTGCACGCCACAGCTCAGTGAAGCCTTGCTGCTGCTCCTGTGTGAGGTGCTCATCCAGCCAGCTGGCCGCTGCCAGCTGCTGCGGACTCAGCTGGCCCTGTCGTGCTGCGTGCTCTACAGCAGCGCGAACTTTGGCGATGGTGTTCACGGCTTAGCCTCCAGCTTGGCCAGTCGTTGCTCAATAACATTCAGTCTTGGGTATAGCTCTTGCCGATCTTCCTTAATCTCCTGTCTAAGCATTGACACCTCACCAGCGATGTGTTCAACCGCTGCAGTAAGGCGCACGACTGCTTTGCCTGCTTCTTCATCGCGGCGCATGAAGCCGCCCACACTGCTGGCGCCAATGCCCAGCACGGCGCCGACGAGAGCTGCCAGCACTTCGATCATGATCAGTGCTTGGCAAGGGGGGTGACGATGCCAGCGAGGATCTCCAGGGCCCGGTATAGCTTCACAGCCATACGGCTGTAGGCGTTCAAGGCATCGTTGTCCTTAGGTGTGGGCGTGAGATTTACCACCACAACTGCAACGCCGTGAATGGCCACAGCCAGGGCGACGTAATCCGAGATCCGTTCCATGTCCAAGGGTTGCGTGCTGCACTCAGGCTATGGGCCGTCCCCTAGTACACGCTGCCAAGCTTTACGGCAACATCCACCAAGCCGCCAGACTTCTGGGTTTCTTCCGGTTGTTCTAGATACTTCCACTGCAGCCCTGATGCCACAATGTCGGTTGATGATGTATGACCTGCCCATGCTTCAGCTGACAGGGCAAATGGCAGGAATCCACCCTGCTGGCCACGGTAGTGATCGCGGATCAATTTAGTCTCAGCCTGAGTAAGATCAGTGAATCCCAGCTCCAGTTGATGCGCCACATTGATCTGACTATGGCGAAACCGTGGACCGCCACCTGGGAACGCAGATGGTACTGTCACGGGGTAACTGCCCAGCGTGTACTTGCGCGTCGCAGGAGCCAGAGCAGGGAAAGTGGCCACAGTTACGCCAACTGCTTGGTGATTGTACTGGCACTGACGTTGAACGTGCCGCCGGTGCTGCTCACATCAACGCCAAAATCAATATATGCCACCAGTTCATCAGCTGATGATGCACCACCACGGCTCTTGTAGATCACACCAGCGCGAGCGGTGATGGTGCTGCTAGCCCAGCTGGTACTATTGAATGTGATTGTGACCTTGTTGGTTGCCGTATCCTTGGTGACACTCTTGGTCAGCGTGACGCCACCAGCTGTGTAGCCAGTGCCTGTAATTTCATTGGTGACAGAGCTGCGCTTTAGGTGCGCATCCTGATCAGCTGCATAGCTGCTGGTGACCAGCATGAGCTTGAAGGTGTCCGAGTTGAAGTTAATCGAACCCTTTGCCTCATCATCAATGCAAGATGTATAGATGAACGAAGCCACTGCGCATCATGCTATTAACTGTCCCTAGGCTATGAACCAGATGCTGCCCCAGGGCTAAGGCTGACTGATACTGTCTGGTTAAATGGTGCTGGAGCTGTGGCAACACCAGCCGCAAGGGCAATATTCACGGTGAGGTTGACAGTCAATGTTGTGGCGCCTGCCAGTTGAGCCGAGACCAGCAGCACCTCCACGTCATGACCACCGCAGGGCATGTCATCAACAGATGGCGGTGAGCCTTCTGCATATCGCCAGCTGTAGCCTGTCAGGCCGTAATCGGCTGGGTTGCTGGTGCCGCTCCAGATTTCAGATGGAAGCGTGAACGCTTCAAAGGATCCGTCTTGCCCTTGGTAGTGGGTAACAATGCTGAGCATTTGCGCTTCGGTGATGCCAATGAAGCGCAATCGCAGCTGACTGGACTGCATGATGTTGCTGTTGCGCACGCGACTTTCGCTACCAGACCAAGAGCCAAATGAACTGCTGGGATAATCGCCAGGCGTGAAGATGCGAGTGCTTGGGTTGAGAGCGGGGAATGTGGCCATTGCTATGCGTTACCTGCCCAAGTCTTGAGGATTGTTGTCTTGTCGTTGGAGAACTGCCAGGAGCCTGATGCAGCACCAGTTACGCCACCGGCTCCACCACCTCCGGGAGGCTGCGGTGGGCCATTGGTAGACACAAGAGCAAGAGTTTCAGACACAACACCTCCCGAGGTTGTCATATACAGAGAAATGACCGTCCCGTTGACAGAGCCCGCAGGGATGCTGGTTGTCACTCCAGATTTCCATGCCCCCTGCAAGCCTGTCGGCGAACCGCCGACGCCGGGGCTGCAATAAAGCTGCATCACATACGCTCCAGCATTTATGCCAAACCACCTTGTTGTAACCGAGCTGGTCACGTAAGAGCCGCTTTGCCAATAGCTCGTAGTTCCTAACCACCTGACCCAGGTGTAAGCAGAAGGATCAAATACAGTCACCGGTCCAACTTCACCCAGCAAGCCGCCTTGGCCTGGCAGAGGGCAGACCATCTCGCCTTGAAGCCAGTAGCCAATGTCCGATGTCGTAATACTAAATTGGGTACCTAATGTCCACCCTTCAGGGCTTGACTGTCCAGCAGGCGTACGCACTCCTGTTGCTTTGTCTTCCCGATACCATTGGACGTAGCCGCCTTCGCAGATACTGGGGACGCTGAGGGTATCGCCAACAACTGGAGCACTGGGCCCAGTAAAGGATGTTGATGGCGTAGGAATAGGAGATAGGATCTGGAGAGGATCATCCTCAATTGGCTGGGTAAGATCTGTGGTCACCCCACCGGCCGCCACCGTTGAATCCACCGCGCTCCAAGTCTCTGCTGGGATCGTGTTATCCGTGGAGCTGTTCACATCGCACCCCACGCCCGTCTTGTTGCTGGTCAACAGCACCCCAGTGCCTGTAGCAGCTGCCACGTCCAATGCCACCAGGCTTGCGCCGGTGTCATCCACAGGGAAGTGCGAACACTCGTAGCTGACATCACCCGCCAGGGTCTTGGTGATTCGCTCTACTTGATACAGGTAATCATGGTGTGTCAGCGAGTAGCCACTGGCATTGCGGGCCAGCTTTACGCGGATGATGTCACCCTGCGTGAGAATCGTATTGTGCGCCTCAGGCCTGGCCACAAACCGAATCGTGTGCGTGGTATTGATTCGCTTGGACAGGATGTAGGCGCCCACCTTCACAGCATGAGCTTCGTTGGTGCAGAACTCGCTGAGATCATGGCTCTCATAAGGACCTGACGCAGCTGTGCCGCTGTAGCGCACCTCGGCAGTTCGGATAATGCCAAAGTCGTCTTCCAGCTGCTGCCGCCAAGTCACTTGCGCAACAAACGGCAAGCGGTCGGCATAGCTGCTGTAGCTGATCTCCAAGCTGTCTGGAATGATCGTGTTCTCGGTGAACTCGTATTCCCAGCTGATTGGGCCGGTCTTGATCGTGCCATCTACATTGATCGGCAACAGCGGCTGCAGGCCCTTCTTTCCGCCAATGTTGCTTTCACCCAGCAGAAAGTACGGCGCCCACTTCGCCAGCACGTCACCCACGTTCTGACTGTTGGTGATCCAGCAGTTGCAGGTGAACCCGTTGGCCTCTAGGAAGTCGTCAGCCACGCTGAGCGTGGTGGTGTCAATCAGAGCGCTCGGCACCCTGCTGCTATTCACCCACGCCCAGCGGATCAGATCAGCGAAACTGTCGCTCGCCCCGGTCACACCATCCTGCAGCCGGGTCACACGCATCCCACCACGGATGAAGGCATGAACCTGCCGGTTCCACTGGTCAAACCCGTTCGGGATGGTGACCTGGAATGAAAGGGTGCTCATCCCTGTGTAGGCGCCCACCGAGCCGCAGTAGTACGGGCACTCAGGCATGTCGTACCCAGCTCTGGCCAAAATGGCGTTGCCAGGCGTCCAGGTACCAGCGCGGCGGTTGTAGGTCTGGGTATGGCTGCCCACCCGGCAGCTGCGCTGAAAGACATCTTTCACCGGGATACTGTCGATCTGCCCCTCGCTCAGCACCAGGTGGTAGTAGGCGGTGACGCTGTTGGTGGCGTCGTTCTCGAAGCGGGCCTCTGTGGCACCAGGGCTCACCAGCACGCCACCTTTGCTGTTGCGCCGGCGGCAGAACACAATCGGCACCGGCTCACCCAACTCAATCGCCCGCTGGGGCGCGTCGAGTTTGCGGCTTGCTGCAGCACCAGCCTCAGTGGCAGGCGTGCCAACCTGCCCCGCCTGGATGGCGAGTAGCGCCAGGGGATCTGTTGCGCTAATCCAGCTCATAGCCGGCACCCCTTGCCGATCAGGGCCGTGGTGAACTTCCGAGGCGGCAGCTGCGCACCTACTGGGCTGAGTGCTGAACCAAGCTGCAGCATGAGGCTGGTGAGGCCGCCGCTACCGCCAACCACCTGCCCGGTGTACCCCGCCACTAGCGTCTGACCGGCCTGCGGCGTGTCGTTGCCGAGAGTTGGATCAAATTGATAGATGCTCAGCTCCACCAATCGCCCATTGCGAATGGCAGCCTCGAACGCTGAGATCACAGGAGCGATAGCTGGAGCACTCACGCTGATGTCAGTCTCATCACCGCTTACACCAGCAGTGAAGCCATCGGCAATGAACGGCACATACTCCCAGCTGGCGCTGGCAAAGCTCACAGTGGCATTGCCGTAGTAGCTCTGCCACCGCTGGTAAGTGGTGCCGCCAGTGTCGTAAATCCGCAAATACTGCGACTGTGCGCGGGCCATCAGCCAACTCCCAACGCGATACGGGTTGAGGGTGTGCGGAGCCTGGAGATCACACCATCAGCGGTCTTGCGCATGGCACGCTCTAGGTCGGTCATGCTCACCCACTGCTGCCCGTCTTGCTGAAGCACCGGGCCAGTGGTGATGTTGATCTGTGGCCGCACCGTGGCGCCTGCACCACTGCCGGAGAGCACCGCTGAACCACGAGCACCGGAGAGGTAGGCCATGGACGCACCGGCCATCTTGGACTCGGGCACGATGTATTCACGCTGCCCACCTTCACCCACCATCGCCATCGTGGGCCGTGACACCACACCACCTTGGGCAAAAGCGGGCACAGTGATGGTTGGGATCAGCGGGATGTCAGGTGCTGGCAGGCGGTTAAAGCCAGCAATCAGTCGATTTACCAGGCCGGTGACGGTGTTGATCTGATTGGCCACGTACTGCAGCACACCACGGAATGCGCCTTTGATGCCGTTCACCATGCCGCTCCAAGCATTGCTGGCGAGCTTGGCAACGCTGTCCCAGACGCCAGCCCAGAACTTGCGTATTGGCTCACCCCACTGCCAGAGCACTTTAAGACCATCGCTAATGGCCGTGCCAAGCCAGACAAAGAACTTGCCAATCGGCTCGCGGAAGGCAATGCACATTGCCACCACTGCTGCAACAGCCAGCACGGTCCAGCCAACAGGGCCAGAGAAGAACGCCAGCAGACCGGGAATGAGGGTGCTGCCAATCCAAGCCAGCAGACCGGAGAACGCAGCGGTGATGGTTGCAATGGCAGGGCCAATGGCACCAGCCCAGCCGCCGATGACTGCGCCGAGCTGCAGCCCAGACAACGCAGTAGCGATGGAGATGGCAGCCGTGATCGCAGGAGCCAGCACCACAAATGCAGCCGCCAAGGCCACTACCCCACCGACAATGGCCTGCAGGGGGCCTGGCAGCTGGCTAAACCCATTGGCAAGGGCGAGCACTGCATCTGAGATCACATTCAGCACCGGCATCAACGCCGTGCCTAAGTTCACGCCTAGCTCCAGCAGCTTGCCCTGAAGCGCCGCGAGCTTGTCATTCAGCTGGTCGGCACCCTCAGCAAACTTCGTGGTCATCGTTGCTGACAACCCATCGATGGCGTCACGGCCTCCATTGAGCAGCGGGATCATGTCAGCGCCAGCCTTGCCGAACAGCTGAAGTGCCAGCGCGGTCTTCTTCGCGCCGTCTGGCATCTTGCTGAACTTGTCTGCCACGTCCAGCATAACTTGGTCAGTGCTGCGCAGCTTGCCGGTTGCATCAGTGGCGTTGATGCCAAGCGTTTTCAATGCTTCAGCAGCAGGGCCAGTGCCGCCGGCAACCAGTCCCTTGTTCAACTTCACGATTGCGCTGCTCACGCCCTCAATGCTGGTGCCGCTTGCATTAGCAGCCTGCTGAAACTTGCTCAGCTGCTCCACGCTGACGCCGGTCTTCTGCGACATGTCGCGCATATTGTCCGCAGCATCAATGGCACCCTTGGCCATCGCTGCCAGGCCAGCACCCGTCGCCAACGGCACCAATGAACCCAGCGCACCGCTCAGCCCACCAGCGCTACGAGCCAGGCCGCCCAGAGTGCCAGACACCTTCCCTGCAGTGCCGCTCAACCCACCAATGGCACGGCCCAGCGCCTGCACCTGCCCTTCGCCCTGCACGTCGGCCTTGATCTTCAGCAGCGCTTCCATCTGAGCCATTACTTCGCTCCTGCTTTCTTGTTGATCAGCTCGCGTGCGTGCAGTTCCATTACCTGCAGATCCTCCATCACGCTGGGCAGATCCTTGATCTGATACAGGCTAGCCATCTGCAACACCACGCCATAATCCAACCCGATCAACCCATTACCATCAGCCCGCCATTGTGTGGCGCAACGGGTGAACAGTTCGACTGCAGACCAGTGCTCAGGCCACAGCACATACTCAGCCGGCGCCAGGTGATGCGCCTCCAGAATCACGCCATAAGCGGCAGCATCAGCCTGCAGTTGCGCCGTGTCACCCTTGCGTGATCGCAATAAGTGATCAACGGCGCCGGTCAGTTTTTTGCCTTGGCCTTCTCCGCGCTGTCAATAAACGTCGCCACCAGCACATCCGCCACCGTTTCGATCTCCAGCAGCTGAGCTTTTGCCTCCTCGCTGTATGGCACCTGTGTGGTGTTATCAGACTCAAAGATCCCAGACCAGCCGGCCAGGATCTCGCTGGCGATTGCCCTAGTGGGCAGCTCGCTGATCACCTCATCTTTGGCAGCCCAAGACTTGATGCGCTGGTACTCCAGCATGATCTCATCCATACGGCTCTGCGGCAGCCGCTTGAAGATCGCATCAAACGTATGGGTGCGATACCGGCCGCCGTCTTGCCGCTCCCTGATGGTGATAGGCCAGGAGAACGTAGGTGACTGCTCAAGGATGAAACCCATATCAGGTCAATGCGATGGAGAACTCGTCGTTGCCAGCTGCTGTAGGCAGCGGGCGGAAAGGCAGGGTAATGTTGGTGATGCCATCGCTCTCATCCAGCGTCGGGCCATCAAAGGCGCAGTTGCTGGCGGTGAAGGTGACGATGTTGCCGGCAGGGCCGGTGTGGGTCCAGGTGATCGCACCGGCGGTCTGAGCGCTGGCGATCGCCAGGAAATCTTTCGTGGCAAAAGCTGGCAGCTCGATGGTGATCGAGCCGCTGGGTTTGCGATCTGTGATCAGCACTTGCTTGGAGCAGCCGGCCAGCTGCCTGAAGACCATTTCGACGCCAAGGCTGAGGCTGAAGCTGGACATACAAGCCGACATCCCATGCACGCTCACGGTGGTGTTGTCGGCATTCACCACCAACGGCGAAGCCTGAGCGCTGTACGTTTCCGTGGGCCGACTCAGAGCACCAGGCGCGGCATAGATTCCCATGTGGTCAAAGGCCAGCGTGGGGATACTGCCGGCTTCTAGGTTCAACTCTGCCGTGCCACGGATGCCGGTGATGGCCTGCCGGCTGCCGTTGTCGGCGTAGAAGTCCATGGTGCAGCTGCTGAAGCTGCTGCTCACCGGCGTATAGGTCACGCTGGTGGAAGCCACCACGGTCTCGCTCAGCCCGCAAGCTTTGAGCATGGCGCCCCATCTAGGGGCAGTGCCAGCAGTGCCAGAGCCAGCCAGCTCGACCGTGCCCTTCACCGGCACCGAGCGCTGCGCGACGACGCTGGCCCGGTTGCCTAGGTACGACTGGATCGTTTCACGCTCAACCAGCTCCAGCGCTAGCGGTTCAATGTCCAGTTCAGTGAACAGGAGGGCATCGGTTGCAGCAGGGCTGGAGCTGACGCCGTAGGAGCCCTCGGCCTTTACCAGTGCCAGACGATTACGCCACAGGGCCATGATCAATCCTCAGAGATCGGGGCAGACTCAACAGGCGCTGCCGGCTCAGGCTGCACAGGCAGGGTTTGCTGTGTACATACCCACTGCCCGCCATCCAGCAGATACGAGCCGCCTTCAGTAGGCAGCGGTGGGATAGATGCTGGAGCTGAACGCGCCATGCTGCAGATGCAGATGGTTCAGGCTATGAATCACGCCGTCAGATCATTTGCAGCGGTGCGATAGCGGACCTGATAGGTACAGACCATCCACAGCGCTGGCTGATCGCCGGCTTCCAATTGCGGATCAACGCTGGTTGGCACGATGTCCATTGCCAGGCCGCCGATGGTGCGATCGGCCATGAGCTTCGCGTGAGCGCTGACGCGAACTGGATCCGCCAGCTGATCAGGGATATTGCCCCTGGCGTAGATCGCCACCAGAACATCCATGCTCCAGTCCAGCTTGCAGGTGCTGTAGGTCGCTGCCGTCTCCCGCCCACCTTCCACCACGATGGCAGGAGCTTCGTTGCGGGCAAAGGCCTCCACCCGCGAGCGGTAGATCCTGCTGCCGACGCCAGTGGTGCCGGCCAGGCTGGTAGTGATGGCGGCCAGGATCTGCTCTCGCTTGCTGGCGGTCATGACGCAAACACCCTCACCGGCTGCTCAGGGCTGACCACGTAGGTGTTCCAGCCCTCGGGCAGCTCACCGATGTAGTTGACGTGCCAGCCATCCAGCACGGTCGGAGGGGTGATCACCTCACCGGTCTCGGGGTCATACTCGCCGCCACGGGTGATGGTGCCAATGCAGTCGAGGGTGTGTGTGTGGCTGGCGGTGAGGATCCGCACGGTGCCGTCCTCATCGGTGGCGGTAAAGCCGGCTTCGGCCAGGGCCGCCATGCCGGTGGCTTCGTCGGGGAAGCGGATGTAGTGCGTCATCGGGTCACCTCCTGGAGCACCTCGTTGCCGAGACGGCGGGGCCAGTAGGTGAGGCGGCGGATGGTGCCGTTAAGTTGAAAATCTGATGCAGGTGCCATTGCAATACCAAGTGTGGTAACAACTGGCATTGAGCCAGCCGATGATGCTGTTGAAAGAACGCCATTTGCACAACCAACAGAAGACGAAGATGACACAAAAAGTGCTGACCTCACCTGTGCAGACGCTCCGCCTGAAAAGAACACATCACCAGGGTTTGAAGCTACTCCGGCAACAACGTGACGGCTGCCTACTGCTGAAGTAGTCCTAAATTGAGTGATGCGATTATTTTGAGTGCCATCGTGTATTGAAAACATAAAAGAAGCCCCTGTTCCAGCATTTGAGGTGCTGGCAAACACCGTCCCCTCATCCTGCCGGTACCAGCTACTAAAATTAGTCCCCGTGATGCTGGCCACGTCAGCGCTGCGGGTGACCGTGGCGGTGGCGGTGGGGATGACCGAAGTAGCAAACGCTCCCTGCTCTAGCTGGGGCAGGCCGATGCGTAGGGTGATGTCGATGGCGACACCTGAACTGCAGTTCAAGGTTAAGCGCGAGCAAACTCGTGTGCTGGATGCGTTGGCAAGAGTTCCGCTTACGGTGGAACGACTCCGGATAATGCTTGAAACGCCAAGAGAAGTAATGTTTGATCCAGCAAAAGTTTCAACCTCTGTAGTTTGAGCAGTATCTCTTGTAAAAACATCAGCTGTAAGGCTGGTGATGTTGGTCGTAGAGCCGCCAACTTGCCTTACGTATACGCTGCCAGTCCATGTCTGCCCAGATGCAGCAGTAATTGAATCTAGAGCTTCAAATCTTATCCTGGGGCCTCCAGTGCTGGATGTTCCGCTGATTTGCAAATCAACATAGGTGATTCCGCTTTCTGTGCCAGTGCCAATGATGGATGTGGACAGGGTGCCGGCATTGCCGATAGCCCAATTAGTCGGCAACGTCCCCGGCGTCCCAGCCACCGCACCCACCATCGTGTTATTGCGGATGCTGTTCGTCCTCTGCTCCTCCACCAGGAGCCCCAGGCTTTCGCCGGTCGTGGGGTTGTGGTCGAAGCGGGGGGCCGAGTTGATCGTGCTGGTGGTGGGGATGTACTCGCCCACCGTGCTGGACTGCTCTAGTTGGGCGCCCCAGGCATACAGCGTTGTGGCTGGAATTGCTTGCAGTTGGAAGTTGTAACTGGCGGCTGACGCAGGCGCAGATGACGTGACACTAAAGCGTTGCCATGTAGTTGTAACCGTAATGTTGGCAGTTCCAATGTTTGTAAATGGCGAGCTTGATAAATAAATGATCAGGCTAAAGTTGGCTGTCCCGGTACTAGTACGCAGCCAGATGCTTCCCGTGGATACCGACGAAATAGTTGCGCCTTGCCCGACAGCACTGCCAGTTCCGGTTGCAACAATCTTGGTAGAGGTAGATCCACCTACGGGATCCAAAACATCGGTTGAATTATTTGCAATAGTAACGCCTGCATTAAACCAAGGGCTTGTTGCCAGCTCTTGACTCCTGAGCAGCAGGTTCGTCGTCGCCGTCCGCAGCACCCCATCACTGCCCACGTACGTGCCGCTGCTGGCGCGGGTGAAGGTGACCAGCGATTGGCCGGTAACGGCGTCGGTCAGGCTTTTGTTATCAGCAAACCGCAGGTCGAGGCTGGGCACAGCCCTGGCGCGGCGCCAGAGCGCATCAGGAAACGACACCCACTTGCCAGGCGCTAGCGCTGCCTTCCGGGTTGCTAATGCCAGGCTCACAGGCCAGCCTCCAGCGTCTTCACGCGCAGGCTGTACACCTCGCTGTTGGCCGCTGGCGTAAAACCGCCAATGGTCTGCAGCTCACAGAACAGGCTGGTGCTGGCGGTGTCCAGCTTGAACAGCTTGCCGGGGTAGTCGATCTGCGTGAAGCACGTTGAGCCCAGGTCAACCGGTGTCGGTAGGTCGATGTAGCCCACGTACTTGGAGCGGTCGGCGCTGCCCAAGTCAAAGGCGCTATTATCCGCCGCTGCACTTGGCTTGGCGTTATAGAAGTGCAGCCGGAAGCTCGTCATCCCGCTGGGCACAGCGCTGATGCCGATCACCAACTCAATGCTCTGCACCAGCACAAAACCAGCGCTGGGGCCGATGTTGCTGAGCGTGATGATGGCGTCATCGCCGGTGCCGGTGCCGATCACGTCCAGTGCCGTGTAGGCCGTCACGTTGGCGGGGCGGGTGATGTCTACGCTGGCGCGGTACGCCTTGCCATCGACCGTCAGGCTGCCACCGGTATCGCCCACAGGCAATGGATCGGTTGTGCTGACTGTCCGGCCTTTGCCGTCAGCTCCAATAAAGTTGGTCAGCGTCATGGCCCGTTAGTTTTCTTGTCTACAGTCTGTGGACCTCTGCTAGGCCTTGCTCAACGCCACCACACAGAACCGTCCATCACCCACCAGCATTGGTGCGTGCCGCACTGTGTAGCTCACGCCATCAACAGTGACAGCATCACCGTGGGCCATGCCACCAAACGATGCAGCCGGCAGATTGTGCAACGCATACTCAATGCTCAGCACCTGGTCGCCAATCACCATCTCGGTGTTCTGTTCCAACAATGCCAAGCCAGAAACGGCGCCCCAGACAACTGAGACGCCGCCTAGCGAACGGTTGACAGACCGGGCCAGCAGGTTGTGACGGCTGGCCCAGCTCATCAGACGGTGCCGTTCAGACGAACAGAAGCGGTTGCGTCACCATCAGCGCAGGTAGATGCAAAGCAACCGATCAGCGTGTTACCAGCAGACGCTGCGCTAACCGACTTGCTCGCCGCTACCCAGTACGCCTTAGCGCCCTGGGCGCCGCCGGTGCTGGCACCAGTGGCCTTGGTCAGGGTGAAGACACCCTCAGTAACAAACACGCCTTCGGCGGCATTGTCCACATCAGTCATGGCCACACCAAACAGTGCGCCGACCAATGCACCCTCACCCGACAGTCGGGCGTAAGGAGCGGTGAGAGTGATGTTCTCACCCGGTTGAATGTAGTTCTTCATGAGCTGCTTACCTCAGAATCAGGATGATTGATCAAGCGCCAGCCGAGCGCACGAAACCGCGATAGTCGCTGAGGGTGCAACCGAAGTCCATACGAACCAGCAGCTCCACACCATCAGGATCACGCTTCTCGGTGGTGGTGATTGTCGGGCCAGCCTCGCCAGCGAGGTAGCCGTAGGTGATCATCTCCACGCGGTTGGGGCTAGAGCACAGGTACCAATAAGCCGTGCTGTCATCTGACAAGCGGGGCTCAACGATCAGCTGCACACCAGCAGCAAACGGGTTGGGGCCAGCAGAACCGGTCAGAGCAGCAGGGGCATAGCCGGTGGGATACAGGAACTGCAGCGCAGTGGTCTCCAGCTCCACAGGCACCACCAGATAGGCAGGCGACAAGTTCAGGCGGTTGCCAGCCAGGTCGGTCTGCTTACGCAGCTTCACCTTGGCGGCATCCATGCCAGCAATACCAATCACCGACGTAGCACCAGTGATGGTGTTGTTATGCCCTGCAGCAAACAGTGCCTGACCGTCAAGGCTCACCGTTGCACCGCTGGCGCCGGTGGTCAGCAGATCCCACACCATGTTCGACTCCAGCAGTCGGCAGCCACGGCCCAGCATTTCGGGCACACGGCTCAGGCTGTCCAGATCGTCGTTGATGATCGCCTGCCTTGTTACGGCAATCCGCTTGCCGTAAGTGGCCAGGTTCCAGGTGGCCTTGCCTTCAGTCAGCGTGCCGCTCTTGTACTCGCCACCTTCGAGGATTTTCTCGGGGACGATCTGACCGGCAATCTGCAGATCAGTCACCTGCTTGAAGTCGGGCAGGTTACGCTGACGGGCCAGCGGCGCCCAGGTCTGCGGCTCTTCGGCGTAAGCAGCCAGCAGCGTCTTGTTGGCGACGTTGGCGAACAGGTTGGGGAAGTCGCTGGTGCTATGGAAAGCACGCGACACCACCTCGTTCTTGCTCATCCCCAGGGTGTTCACCCCACGGGAGCTGAGGTAGTTGCGGCACATCTCCAGGCAGGTCAGGCCATAGGCCGCCTTGCCCTCCTCGGTAGGAGCAGAGATCAGGCCAGCGCGGCGCTGAAGCTCGGAATCGAACGCACGCACCAGGGTCTCACCCTGATCGCGCACAACAGTGATCGGTGCGCCAAAGCCAGGGTTCACGGGATTCTGAGCCTCAACGGCAATACGGTGTTCACGCACCACAGCGGTGAGTGCTTCAACCTGCGAGCGGCCACGGTTCTCAGAGAGAATCCGCTGCACCACATCCTCAGGCAGCTTGGCTTCAGAAGCAGCACGACGCACAACGAGCTCCAGCTTGTCAGCTGCAGCACGCTGCACAGCGTCATCCGCCTCGGGTTCAGCAATCGGTGCAGCACACACAGCAGCTTCGGCAGCTGCTACAGGTGCATCAGTGTTCTCAATCACCGGGTCACTCCCGGCCTGCGATTCAACGGTCATGGAAGTGTCCACGGTTGGGTTGGTACTGCGCATCACAGCGTGCGTGTCCTGGCCAGCTGATACCAAGCTCACCAGTTGCGGCGACCATTCAGTCGCAACAAGCGGTGTGCCTGGATCACCTTCACGCCAGGCGTAGATCCGTGCGTCAACAGAGAACCGCGCAGATCCGGTCCTGAACCTTGGCAGTGCAATGTCCACTGCCTCAGCTGGACCATCTACCACCACGCGCCCTACAAGCTGATTCGTGCCATCAGCGGCACGCTCCAAGCTGAGATCCATCACCGCACCCCAGATACTCTCTGACGTGCGCTTGTGGTCGTAGTCGGCCGGTAATGGCCGCTCCGGCCAGCGGATTGATTCAGGCGTGTGGAGCAGTTGGAACCCATCTCCAACGTCGGCATCCGTAGAGATGACAATCGTCGCCGAACGAGTTTCCTCGTCCCAGCTATTGGGCGCCAAAAGCGCCATCCGTTGGAGCTGCTGTTCCATGGCCTCAGGCTATGGACTGTGCATTTGCATCCATAGGCATCGGCCGAACAGTGCCAGTTGTTGATGCTAGGTCTACATCCAATTTCAACCCTGCAGCCCTTGCGCGATCCATATCAGCGCCAAGCTCCTGGATCACCAGCTCGGGCACGTACCCGAGCATCCGCTGCACCTCGGACAAGCTCATGAAGCCAGCACGCACTGCATCGACGTAAGCCGGGATCTCGCGGGCCGGATCTACCAGCCAGGTGATCGGCGGTGTCCACTCAAACCGTGCGGTAGCACGGCCCGTGTTTGACATTGCTGCAGCGTCTCGATACCAGCCAGCGACGCGGTTGAGCAGCTGCGGGATCATGATGCCCCAGCGCCAGCGGGCAACAGCGCGGCGCATCTCCATCCAACCCATCCGGCCACTAGAGAAGTTGACGTTGCCCAGATCGCCAGTCAGCGCTTCATACGTGATCTCATACGCCTGCGCAATGCTCAGCAGGTGGTACTTCTGATTGGCCACGTAGTCGCCTGACGTAGGCGGCTGCGCAAACGTGATCGACTTACCAGGTGGCAGATTCTCAATCACGCCAGGCTCCAGCGTGTCGAGAAGCTCCGTACCACTGGCCACAGCGTCAGCGTCAGCATCTGACACGAATGCCATGAAGCACGCCGCCAGCTTGTCCTTCAGCAGCTGCGCCGCGTCACGGTCGCTTACGTCTCGCAGCTTCAGCAGCGCACTCACGCCAAACGGTACGCCAGTGGCCTGGCCAGGCCGGCGTACGTCAAACACATGGCAGATCTCTGAAGCATTCACAAACTCGCTTTGCACCCTGATAGATCCGGTCCAGTCGCTTTCACCCGGATGCGACAGCCGGATCCAATACCCTTCCAGCTTCCCGCTATCGGTGTACTGCTTGCCAAACCTGATCTTGGCGCCATCGTCCTTGCTCAAGTCCAGGTAGTCCGGCTCCATCACCTGCAGCTGCAGCGGACTGAGGCCACGCGCCAGCTGGCTTTCATCAAACCGCCGTCGCACCAGGCAGCTGCCGCGCACCGCTACCGTTCGAGCAATCAGCGACTGCAGCCCGTAGAAGTTGTGCTGACCGGTCCAGTCGCAGTCCGTACTCTCTGCCCACTCGCGGTAGCCATCGGCATACCGTCGCGTCGCACCAACAGGCGCACCGGCAATGCCATCGCCCACCCAGTTATTGACGACCACTGCAACCGCCTTACTGGCCCACGGGTCTGAATCCACCAGGTCCTGATGCCTGGCGACCATCCGCTGCAGCGACAGCCGCAGGTCAGCATTCGGGCCGTTGTTACTGGTCAGCCAGTTGTCCGTACGCCGGCTCAGCTTGGCCGCTTCAAAGGATCGCAGGTGCTCTATAGCCAGCTGCATCTTGGTTGCCTTCAGAGCATCTTCAAGGTCTTTGCGCTTTCCCATCACGCCCTCTTGAACGACACGTAAGTACGGCTTGGGCGATAGCTGCTGTTCTCCAGCTCGGCGGCCATCATGCGCTCCAGCTCGCGCATCTCAGCCAAGCTGCGAAACTCCGTAGAACGACCATTAGCACTGACACGCAGCACGCCCTCAGCGATTGCTGCACGCAGATCATCGAGCTGGGCTTGCGTGAATCTGGCCATAGCTCAGGCTACTCAGTCCCGGCTTAGCCAGCTGCCGCGTCTGCGAGCAACGGCCGGCGCCTGCTGTGATGTAGGGCCAGCAGCGCTGGCCGCTACCTGCGCTTCGATCTGGTCCCAGATGGTGGCCCGCGTGTACTTGCGCGAGACGATCTGCAGCGCTGCATACGCCATCCTCGTACAGTCGCCACCTTCATCCCGTGACCCAGGCGGCAACACCCAGTGGTAGCTGACCTGCCCTTTGTCACGTCGCGGCATCCGCTTCCATGGGAATAGCTCATCCAAGAACTGATCCGTAGCTGCCTCGCCAAAGTGCAGATACCCAGGCCCTGGCTGCTCATTCCGCAATCGACCCTGTAGGTGGTTCACGCTCGCGTCGTATCCCAGCGGGTACAGCAGCACGCCGCGTTTGAGCACCGCCTGATTCTTCCGGTTCACATCCACCGGCACACCACGGCCAATCAATGCCTTGCCTTTCTGGTGAGCGCCTTTCATTGGCACCCATGTTGCCGATCTGGTGCGGCACCACTCCCGAACCTCCTGGGTGGCAATGCCGCCATCGTCGATGCCACCCAGCGTCAAGGTGAGCACGATGCCGTCGTCACGCTTCCACCGCGTCTCTGCTACCTGATCCAGCTGAGCCAGAGTCTCCGGCTGCTGCGGGTCGCCATCAATCTCAAAGTGCCCCAGGTGCCATGCTTCCTCGCCACGGCCCCAGCCCCACAGCGTCACCACAAGCCGCTCACCAACCGTGCCGCCGCCGCCCTGCACGTCCACGCCGGCCGTAATCAGCAGCACGTCATCGGGCACGCTGCCCACTGGATACCCATTGCCAGCTGCTGTGTCCTGCCGGCGCTTAGCGAGGCCATCACCTGTCAGCTTGCCGGCCAGCGTGTCTTCCCACGGCACACCCAGCACCGTGTTATGGAACGTCTGCATGGCGTCAGGGTCGCCACGGCGCATTGCCTCCAGCGCTTCCTGGTGCTCACGCACCAAGACCGACCAGTCCGCTGCAGGGCTGTAGCTATATCCAGCCCACAGGTGGAAGCTCACTAGCCCTGGCTGCTGTGACTCGGCAGTAGCTCGCCACTCACCACGCTCCACCATCCAGCGCTTCTTGCTATGCGGGATCAGCTCAGCGCAGTGGGCACACTCGTACTGGCCAGCACCATCGCCGTCCTTGCGCATCTGCTCCCACCGGAGCACCTGATACTCCTGACAGAACGGGCAGGGCACGAAATACCGGCGCTGATCACCGCGCAGGAACCACTCATGCGTCTTGTCATTGGGATAGATCGGCGTGCCACCAATCGCAATCTTTCGGTCCCAGTAGTAATCCGCACGGTTGCGGCCCAGCTTAATCTGATCGCCTTCATCAATGCGCCGGTACGCGCTGGGCTCATCAAACAACACCACCTTCCGCGACTTACGCCGGAACGCTCGACCGCTGGCCGCATTCACCACATCAATCAGCCCGCCATTGCTGAGCTGCTTCAGCAGAATCGTGTTGCTTGCCGTGTTCCTAGCCTTCGCCTCGCTGATCAGGCCGCGCAGCACCGGCGTATCCTCAAACAGCGGCTTGATCTCTTCCTTGCTATAGCCCTCCGCGTCTTCCTTCACCGGCTGCACAATCATGATCTCGCACGGGTCCTGGTGGCTGAAGTACTGCACCACCACACCAAGGCACTTGGTCCAGCCCACACGGGCTGATTTCATGCAGGCAATGATCTCAACGCCAGGCGTGGTGAACTGATCGAGGATCTCCCGCTGATATGGCAGCGTCCGCCAGCGGCCTTTCTCCGCCGCGCTGCCGGTCATCACCGAGAACTCATCGGCATACTCACTCAGCCGTAACCTCGGCGGTGGCTTAAACCCTGCCAGGATCTGCCGCGTCAGCTGGCCAACGTCCGCCGTGATCATGCCGTCACCTCACCAGCGGCCAGCTCATCGAGGGCCTCGCGTATCAGGTCCCTAATCAGCTCCACCTCATCAGGCGACAGGTGCGGGATCTGCTGTTTGGCACGGCTCGGCACGCCCAGCACCTTGGTACGGGTGATGTTTACAGCGCTGGCCCAGGCCTGCTCTACATCCTCACGCCGCAGCAGCTGGCCTTCCTTCGTCTTGCGATCCAGCTCCAGCAGGTTCGCTTTCTCAAACTCTGAACGGGCACGGCTGATCGTGTACTCCGGCAGATCATCAGGCCGCTCCGGCGGCAGCTGTGCAGGCACTGGTGCAGTTGCCATCGCCCGCTGACGCTTGGCCCTTGGCTGCCGTGCCTCGGCCTGATGTGGCGCGACGTTTGACAGGTATTCATCTACCAGCAGATCAGCCCGCACCCGCACCGGCGCAGCGCTTGCCGTGCTACGCGGCAGCCGGCCTTGCTTGCACAACTTCTCCAAGTTCTGCCTAGTACAACTCCGGCCGGTATTCGAACGGATCAGCTCAGCACCCTTGCCAGCACTGAGTAGTTGGCCATTTGCAACCGTCATGCAACTAGGTTACCGCTCGGTTGCAGATGTGCATTCGCACCACGGCATGGCAAGCTCCAAAACCTATTGTTGATTCTCAATAACGGCAACCTTATTGAGAGCGGTTATCAAG